CACGTGTGCCATGACGCAGTTGGAGACGTACATGACGGGTAAGAACAAAGACGAAACTTTCTTTCACCGCCTCGTTTCTCCCGTGTACAAAATGGACGACACCGCGGCGAACAACCTGCTCAAGAGTATGCTCTTCTTCTTGTGGATGTTCACGCAGTACAGACTGGAGAGGTTTAAGATTGTCGAAGACGACTTAAAGACGATTCTTGCGAAGTATCGTGTCAAGAAAAATTAAACACTCTCCAAACACGCACACGGCCTTGAGCACTCGCTCTTTGTCCATAATATGCACAATGAAAATAAAGAGGCGGATATGTTCGCTATCATCATGGGAACGACGCGAAAATATATGGAGTAAACCAAACCGAGCCCACTCGCGACCAGGTTTGTCATCAAGAATGCGTAGCTCAACCCGTCGGCGTCCCTCGTGCGACACGTGTGTGCGACCTGTGGCACGAACATGACCGAGATGAGCACGGAGCTCACGAGACCGCAGGTCTCTACTACCAACATGTATAATTAAAGAGACACACTCTTTTTAATTATATGTACAAGGTCCTCGCCATCGATGTCGGCTATCATAACATGGGTTTGGTCATGGCACACTGCGAGAACGCGCGCGTTGAAGTCGCGTGGCTGAAAAAGGTGAGCTTAGAGGACTACAAATACATCCAGACCAATGACATCGTAGACTTAGTCCCACTCATGGTCGGGGAACATCAGAAGGTGTTCGACGAAGCCGACCACATTCTCATAGAGAGACAGCCCCCTGGGGGATTTCAAAACATAGAGATTCTTCTCCACTACATGTTTCGCGACAAGGTGACATTGGTGAATCCCGTGTCCCTGCACTCACACTTCGGCATCAGACACCTCACGTACGAGGAGAGGAAGGAGCGAACCACGAGTATCGCGGAGAAGTACATCGAGGGCGGAGTACCCTACGACAGAAAACACGATATTGGTGATGCGGTGTGCATGATTGTGTACTTTAACTTTAGAAAGTCCGTGCACGTTTTTGATAGGTTTAGATTTAGTTGAAACGCCACGCACTCTTGTCGACGCCCGCGCGCAGCTTACGCATGGCGTTCAGGGCGGTGAACATAAGGGCGGGGCTGGCGTTTTTGTTTTTCGCAGCCTTGATGTCGACGACCCCCCTGATCGTCTTTTTCGCACCATCGGTGAGGTTGGTGTAGTTCGCGCGAACGCGTTCGGCCACGAGGGCCTTCGCCTTCACAACAGCCTTCGCGTAGTTCTTTTGGTTTTGGTAGAGAATAACCTTCTTCCCGTAGCTGGAAAGGTTCTTCGACTTCGAGAGGTCATCCACCATTTGTTGCATGGTGTACTTCTTTTGACCCACGGGTTCGCTCGGTTTCGTGAGCATGGAGATGCCAGGGGTGCGACGCACCATTTTGTTCAGGGCGCGCAACTTCTTCATGGCATCGAATAACAGACGCGGTGAACTTTCCTGATTGACGTCGTCGAGAATCTTAGAGGCGTATTGCATCATTCCCTCCGGAACGCCGTTGTATGCGCGCAACACACGCATGTACAGCATCGGACGCGCGTTCAGAACCGCTCGAACGTAGTTCGGTTCACGCTTGTTTTTGTACATGGCGAGCTTCTGTTGAAAGTTGTACAAGTTCGCGGCGTTGCCGAGGTCCTGAACCATGCGATTGTATTCGGTGTTCATATTTTATATTAGACTCACAATTTATTTTTAATCTTAGTACAGATGGTCTTTCTCGTGTTCTTCGCGTCGACGCCGATGTTCAACCCGGCGGCGATGTCTTGCATGTCTTTCTTTTTCAAACGACACGCGCGCCTCTTCAAGTTCGCTTCCCACTCCTTAATGAGACGTTCGACCTCCCCCCACTTCCGGTCCAGTCGCGCGCGAACAATCTTACCCAATTGCTTGAAATCCGTCGGGGTGTACGTCGCTTGACGCATGACTTTGGCGACCATGCGCTGATACATGGACTCCACTATCTGTCCTCTCACATTCGCTCGAGCCCCTCCCATCGTGCCTCTCGTGTTTATGTAGCGCATCATGTTGCGACGTTCCGCAGACGCCCGAGCGTTCGCCAATCTTCGCTTCTTCGCGCGATGCACTTCAAGTGCGAGACGCGCCGCTTCGGCGTTTCTTTGTTCCTGTCTCGTCGGTGACTTTCTTTTCTCGACCATATAGTATACATGAAGAATAAAAACAAAACGCGACTCATGTACGCCACCATTGTCGTGCTCATCCTGGCCCTCGCGTACGCGTGGTACAACCCAAGGGAGGTCGTCGTCCCAGTCGAGACGGAGGTCCACGTGCCAGTGCCAGTGGCCGTGCCCGTGGAACCCCCGAGACGCGCCCCGGAGTACAGGGGGCCACCAATTAAGAAGTACAAGCCAGGGCACATGCAACAGATGGGTCTTTTGGTGAATGCACAGAATGAAACCCTTCCCCTGTATGGCAAAGAAGCCAGGGGGTACAGGGACCGGTACAACTATTACACGACCACGTCTGGGGAGCAGATGTACCCCGTGCCGGTGACCCACAACGACCGCGAGTGCACGGAAGACATCGGGTGCCCGGAGTTCTATGGCGAAGAGAGCGTGTCCGTCCTCGGGAAGGATGGCACTTATAACGTCAAGATGTATCGGACGGATGATTTTTTCTGATGCAGTCGTACTCGAGCGCCGACAATCCGATGATTTTCGCACTTTTTGCCTTTAATGCTAAGAGTTCTTTAACATCCTCATCGTACAGGTTGCTAAAGAATTCACGCTTCGCCTCGATGTCGCTCAGCTGTGAGCCGTTCTCTCGCATCGCTTGCACGTGCGGCCACGTGTGTTTACGTAAATAGTGGACTTCCTGCCTCAACTGGACCAGTTCAGGGAGAATGAGGTCTCTGACTATTTTTTCGAGTTCTTCGAGCGTGGCGGGTCTCCACGTCGTCGTCATCGTTGATTAACTATTGTGTACTATTTTTAATCCAAACTTTTTGGTCATCAGTCGTTTCGCCCCTTCCATGGTGGGGTAAGACCAGAGGAGCCACCGAGACCAGAAACCTGGGGTGTACATCCCCGCCCGCGTCCACGTCTCACGACGGCGGTGACGCACGAGGTACCTCATCATGCGTTCCCGGTCCTTGTGAATGGTGTAGTCGGAGTATCCTTTACCACCGAAGTCCACAAACTTTCCGGAGTCTACGAAAATTGCGCGAAATTTTTTATCCCCCTTCGGACTTTTGATGAGACGCACTTTCATATGTTACATGCTCATAAATTAAATTATTTGGTTCGTTGGACGGACATTCGAAGGGGTGGGATGTACCCACCAGCGTTCCTGAATGCTTCGAAGGCACTCTTGGGACATGAATCATAATTCGCGAACCATAGGTCATATGTGAACATGGCGACGTCCCCCTTTGAACGCCAGTACTGGAAACGTTTCTGACTCAACGCATTGTCCCCGTCGTGATAGAGTTCGACCAGGTACTTGGACCCTTTCGTATCCATGATTTGTCCAGGGCGTGGGACCCCGTTGACGACGATGAAAACCATGTCGTCGCGTTCGAAGTCCATAGTGCGAGGTGGAGAGACCTTGGTGGGTTGGGGGCGGGGTCTGGGGCTTCTTTTCCTAATTTTTTTTTCACATCATGCACTTCGAGCAATACTTCTCAACCTTCTGCACGCGGCGGTACGCGTAAAGGCCGACGAGGGCGGCGAGGGCGGCGCCGTAGGCCAGCTGATTCATTTGCTTACGCATGAAGAACAGGGCGAGGACGATGGCCAGCATGACGAGTTCTTCCATGGTCGGCATGAAGAAGCGCGCGTCGAGGTCCGGGGCTTCTTCGGTCGGTTCGGGGGCGGTGTACATGGAGCGTTTGTATCCGGGCATTTTTATTATCTACGAAGAAATTAATGTGGTGGTTCGCCGCCCTTCCCGTGGCCCTCGTGGCGTGGGACTTTTGTAAACCACCGATGGACAAGTTGTATTTTCAAAATCCGTGGCGCCCCCTGGTGGGCATGCGAAACACCCTCGTCGACATATTTTGCAGTGCACCAGACGCGTTCGACCTGTGGCCCATCGGTTTCCACTTCGGGAAGATTCGCAAGGAGTTTTTCGAGAGAGAACCTCTGGTGGAAAAACATTATTTCCACGACATGGACCCATGGTT